GTGCTACATATACTGAACTCCATTTCCAAGAAGCTTTACTTGACGAATATCTGTCTTTCGAGCCCTCTTCCTTTGGTTTGGTACAGGTTTCTTTCTTTTACGTCTATTAGCAGCTTTATCAGCTTTACTTTGCATCCTTTCAGCTTGGGCCTTAGTTGGGACAACTACTGCCTTACGAGCCCTATTCCTCTTCTGACCGCGTTGCCTCCGTGCAACCGCAGTCCCAGACGGACTAGGATTATTCTTCTCCCAATTATCAGAGGCCTTGCGTATACCAGCAAGTCCGAGAGTAGCAGCAGCAGAAACAGGAATTGATAAACCACCAGTGAGGCCAGATAGCGCACCACCGACAGCTGGTATGACAGCTTCCAAGCCATCAAGAATAGTATTCCACCATTCTCCAGCAGGGTTATCAGAGACCCGAACTGCCACAGGCAATTGTGACATTAAGCGAGAATATAGCTCGAGAGCCATAGGATCTGAGGATGCAGGGGGTCTAGTAAGAACTAACAGATCAGGTTCAGCTACAGTTGGAATACGTTCAAACATGTAGCGTACACTAACAGACAAAGTCGTATTTTCATTCAACCCAGTCATTACACATCCAGAAACATCAAAAGGAAGCGCGCAATTCATTGGTGAAGCGTATTGCGACGCAGAACTTGTTGAAAAGAGGGGAGCATACACAGTCCGTGTTGGGATACCAGTCGTAAGAGCACTAATATCAATGTCTCGAATAGCCAGAGCAGATCGCCCTGAGACCGAACGGTTAAAACACACGTCGTCATCATTCAAAACACACACTGCATAAGTACCTTCCTCAGCACCCCAAGTTCTTGAGGTTGGATACAACGCTGCTTCCGCAGGCGTTGAAGGAGGTAGAGCGATTACATCAGTAACTTGTTCAAGACCATCAACAATAAAATCGGGAGTACTAGTGTGAGTAACTGATTTAGATGCGGGACTTCTGTAACTAATAATAGTACCACCTTTATACAAAGTGGCAGTCGTGTTAACAACTTCAAAAGCAGCACCAATCAGTCGCCAGGCACCAGAATTAGTGCGAACAGGTATGGAGATGTCTCCATTAGCTGGATTTGCCACAGCACCTGTTATCCAGTTTTGTCCCGTTGCACAAGACAAAACATTAACTCCTCCGAAAATATAGTTTGCAGGATCAAGGTTTCGAAGAGCACCTTGATTGGTCAATTGAGCGCGGTAAAGGCGATTATCAACAGAACCTGGACCAGTACCTCCACCAGTAGCGTTATTAACTACCAAAGGTGGTGACACAGGATTGAAAAATACATGACAATCCCAGGTTCCTCCTGACACTAGAGAGGTCGGCTTTACTGCAGTCATATTCAAGTTTATGACTTGAACAAGAGAATTTGTTGTAGACATATCAGGATAACCATCACAAGTTATCGGCATGTCGTGGAAAGGGTCAGTTGCTTGAGTAAGCCAACTTAATCCACTCTCAGTAAGTTCTCCACTTCCAAGAAGGGAATCTAATTTACGTCTCACACGACGTTTCATCGGCATGTGAGTAATAGTTTGTGCATCGTGAGCGTCCATAATATAATAATTAAACGTTTAATACCCACCACGATGCATTTTGAAGATTGTTAAAAACACCAACCTTCAAGCTCACGTCCAGAATACAAGGAACGTGCGCCATCGAAATTATAGATCATACTATAAATAGCTTTATCACTATGCTTCAGAGACTGCATCTCCGGTAGCGACTTTAAATGCATGAGGAACTTTCGAACCAAACCTTGCATTGTCGAAAATCGTAAAAGCCTATAAATAGCAAGAGCTCTAACACAAACTATTGCAAAATCATCCTTCTTAGAGGCATATGTAATACTCGAAAGTAATTTATTAATATTGGGTATAAAATTGTATGTAGGTGCTCCTAAGGAACGAAGGCCAAGGAAAGAGACTTTACAATCTCCTATCCCACGTTCTACAATACAGGCTGAAGGTTTAACTATCAATGAATAAAACAGATAGTTATCAACCAGCTCTTTCTTGAAATCAGTGTTCTCTAAACCAAAGAACTCCGAATTGCAACCACCGGTGTTATCATCACCAAAAATGCCAAGATCAACATTCTCGATAATTTCATCCAATG